GCTGGACGAGGACGGCGCCCGCTGCACCGTGGAGGTCACGGTCTACCGGCTGAACGCCGTGGCCGTCACCGCCTTCCTGCTGGATGGGCCCGAGACGCTGCTGCGGCACATCGGGCTCGACGAGCGGGACACCTGCACCACCAAGCACGAGATCGACGACCTCGTCACCGTCGTGCACATCACCAGAGAGGAGGCAACAGCATGGCAGCACTGAGAGACATCGCCCGAGACTTCGCCACGGAGATCCGCGACGGCATCGGCTGGACAATCGTGTATCGCACCGGCCGCTCGTGGAACGCCCTGACGATCTGGAGCGACATCTGGAACGGCGAGTGGGAGACCAACGACCTCAACGACGCCATCGGGATCCTGAAGGCAGACCCGGACGCCGTCATCGTCAACGGCTACTACTGCGGCCACTTCGGTGAGGACATGACCATCGACGAGATCGCCGCCGGGATCCGCTGGCACTACGAAGGCGGCCGCAACCGCCTCGCGGACTATTGCGAAGTCACGCAAGGTCGGGACGCCCTCGAGGAGGGCCGCAAGGCTGCCGAAGCTGCCGGCCTCCCGTTCTGTGAGCGTCTGGCCGACGGAGGCGACGACGAGCTGAGCCCCTACGTCTACGACGGCAGCATGACGCTCGCCGATCGTGAGAAGATGCAGCAGGCCCGCGAAGCCTTCGAGAAGCTGGCCGACGCTCTGCGGGAAATCGCCGCCAAGCTGGCCGAAGCCCTGAAGCCGGTCATCAACGCCGTGCTCTCTGCCCTCAAAAAGCTCTGGAAGGTATCGGCCAAGGCTATCGGAGTGCCGCCGAAGTGGCTGCACCTCGCAGCTCACGCAAAGAAAGCCAGAACCCGGAAGAAGTACCGCAACCGCATCCGGCGCTACGTTTTCGAGGCTCTGGCTGCGGAAGGAGGTGGAGGCCCATGACAGCCAAGTGCGTCGGCTGCGGGCTCGACTGGAACGTCAGCATCTACCAGAAGATCCCCCGCACCGGCTACATCTGCCCGCACTGTGAGAGCCGGCTCCGCGCCGGCGAGACCCTGCCAAACATTCAGGCCAGCCAGAAGGCTCGGCCGCAGAGAACGAAAGGAGCAACCCCATGAAAAAGATCGCACTCAAGAACGCCGCCCGCGGCACGGCCTTCGACTATGCCGGCCAGAGCTGGATCCTGCTGGAGAATGATGACGGCCGCGCCCTCTGCCTGAGCAAGGACATCATCGAGACCCGAGCCTTTGACGAGGGCAACTGCAACAACTTCGCCGTCGCCAGCAGCAAGGAATACCTCAACGGCGCCTACCTCGACAACCTGCTCGAGGACGTGAACGGCCCCAACGCCTTCCTGACCACGGAGCTCGACCTGACCACCGACGACGGCCTGAAGGACTACGGCACCTGCACCGTCACCATCTTCCTGCTGACGGTCGACCAGTACCGGCGCAACCGCGACGTCATCCCAAATGCAGACGACTGGTGGTGGCTGTCCACCGCCTTCAGCACGAAGTCTAA